GAGCTTGAGATGTATTCAAACAACATGTTCGGAGATAAGCCGTAATGGATACCTTCGTCCAAGGTCTGGTAGTAGACACGAATGACCCACAGCAGATGGGCCGCCTGCGGGTGTGGTGCCCGTCGATTGACGGTGAGAACAACCAACCTGAGAACCTGCCATGGGCCCGCTACGTCAGCCCACTGGCCGGTCAGACTGTAGACTACCCAGTTGATGGTGTTGAGAACACTGGCCCCGCCGCATATGGTTTCTGGGCTATTCCAAAGCAGGGCGCAACCGTAATCGTTGGCTTCCTGCATGGTGACCGCAATCAGCGCTTCTACCTCGGCTCCTTCTTTCCAGACCATGGCAACCGGTCTCTACCTATCGGTCGCAACAGCGATGGCGCACCGACCACCGACAGCTATGAGGACCTGCAGCCGCTGAAGTCCAACCTCGAGACCCAGTTTGGCGACCTCTCCTCACCACAGGCACGCAGCCGGGGCGCGTATGAGCGTCAGGTGGCTCAAGCCTTGACCGACAAGGATGGCACTGAGGGCTACCAGAAGTCGCAGAAGGAAAACACGGCAGTTGACAAGCAGTATGATCCACAGACCTACTGCCTGACCACACCAGGGCGCCACTCGATCATCATGCAGGACCATCCTGAGACATCACGTCTGCGTATCAAGACCGCTCGTGGCCATCAGATGATCATGGACGATGCCAATGAACGCATCTACGTCAGCACCGCCAAGGGCAACACCTGGCTGGAGCTCGATGAGGATGGTCACGTGCATGTCTACGCAGGCGCTGACATCAGCATGTCCACTGCTGGTGACTTCAACGTGACAGCCAAGGGCAGCTTCAACGTGCAGGCGGCCGGTGACATCAACATGGCTGCAAGTGGACACACCTACATCTCAGCGTGCAAGGACATGTCGATGAATGCTGGTGACCAGCTCTTCACTGCCAGCGGTGCTGACACCCACATCAAGTCAGGTGCCAGCCTCTACCAGTCAAGCGCATCCAACCTACACATCAAGGCAGGCTCTGCCACCTACGTGACCGGGGGCTCCACTATCCAGCTCAACGGTGGCGGCTCCATCATCCAGACCGCTGGTGCTATTCACTTGAATGGACCAGGAGCAACCGCGGCCACCGATGCAACAGAGGGACCGTGCCCTACTGATCCAAGCATCGTACCTAACCACGAGCCATGGGAACGGCCTGCTACCTCCGGTACCCGCAACAAGAACTGGAAGCCGTAATGAAGCTGTCTGAGATCCTTGACGAGGCTGACTACCCGATCGCCTACATACTCATTCGTGATCGTCTGAAGAAGGGCGAGCAGATCAGGTTTCACAGCGAGGGTATCCGTGGCTTCATCAAGAGCATAGAGCCTGAGACTGACGGCTTCAAGATGTACTATGATGAGACGACTGCTGACTGGACGATCAGATCGTATCTGAAGGATGAGTACACCCATGTCAGGCTGGCTGAACTCACTGATGCTACCCTCACGAAGATTGAAGGCGGCTGGCACCTCGAGCTACCGCTCTATGATGGTGGCACCGCCAAGCGCATGCAGAAGGCCTTCAAGGCCAAGAACAAGAAGGATCAATCATGACACGACCAACCTATCGCGGCTTCTCCACACGCAACCACCTGCTCAATCCAGTCGGTGGCTTCATGGTGACCAACGAGAAGGCCATCACTGAGGACCTGCTCAATCACATCTACACGGCACCAGGTGAGCGAGTGATGATGCCCACCTTCGGCACCCGTATACCACTGCTGGCGTTTGAACCGCTGGATGAGACCACCCTTGGCATCGTAGAGACCGACCTGCGGAAGGTCTTCAACTACGACCCGCGTGTCAAGCTGCTCAGCCTGGCGGTGCAGGCGCTGCCTGACAACAATGCCATCGTTGCCTGGGCCGACCTGCAGTATGTCGAGTTGGGCACTACGGAGACCCTGAAGCTCGAGTTTCCTGTAGGTCAGTAGCGCCCTAAATAGCTAACTGAGAATACGGGATCACAATGGCACTTCGCACCACCTACTCTGCCGAAACCTGGGACAAGATCTATCAGGCCTTCGGTGCTGTCAGCTTCGTCTCCTACGACTTCGACACAATCAAGCAGTCGCTGGTAGACTACGTTCGCCTCTACTACCCCGAGTACTTCAACGACTACATCCAGTCGTCAGAGCTGATCGCCTACATCGAGATCTTCTCGTACATCGCTGAGCAGCTGGCCTACCGTGTGGACATGGTCGGCCACGAGAACTACATCACCACCGCCCAGCGCAAGCAGTCTATCCTCCGGCTGGCGAAGCTCATCTCCTACAAGGCAACCCGTAACATCCCAGTCCGCGGACTGGTGAAGCTGACCTCTATCACGACCAGCGAGCGTGTGATCGACAGCCGTGGCACCGACCTGTCTGGTCTGACCATCACCTGGAACGATGCCAACAACTCCAACTGGAAGGAGCAGTTCTTCCTGGTCATGAACCGTGTGCTGAACAGCCGCTTCGGTAGCCCACAGAAGACCTTCCAGATCGGCGACGTGGTCATGGACCTGTACTCACTGAAGAACGAGGCAGCCTCCTTCCCACTCGGCGTGTCGCCCTTCAGCGTGAACACCGGCGTGGACAACTTCGGTATGGAGGTGGTACCAGCCGACCTTGATGCTAACGGTCCGTTTGAGCGTGAGCCAGACCCGATCGCCTCGATGAGCATCATCTACGCCAACGACGGTGTTGGTGATGGCTCCGACTACACCGGCTTCCTGATGTATGTCAAGCAGGGTGCCCTCTCACGTATCGACCTCGACATCACGCAGCGGCTGCCTGACCGCCGTATCGACTTCGACCCAGTCAACGTGAACGACACCGACGTCTGGGTGCAGCGCGTCAGCAATACTGGCAGCATCCTTGAGCGCTGGACACAGGTTGACACCATCGCTGAGCAGAACCTGGTCTTCAACGACAACCGCGCCACACGCAAGAAGTATGAGGTCGACACCCTCGAGAACGACCGAGTGCGTGTCATCTTCGGTGACGGTGACTTCAGCGACGTACCTGAAGGTAGCTTCCGCTTCTGGGTCCGCCAGTCAGCCGGTCGTAGCCTCGTCGTGCAGAAGAACAAGGTCACCAATCAGATCCTCGGCTTCACCTACACTGGCTCCACCGGCAACCGTGAGACATGCAGCACCACCTTCAGCCTGACCACCACCCTGCAGAACGGGTCGGCAGCTGAGACGATCGAGCACATCCGTCGGTCAGCACCAGCCACGTACTACGCACAGAACCGGATGGTCAACGGGCAGGACTACAACACGTTCATGCTCAAGAACCCGACCATCCTGCGACTGAAGGCGATCAACCGTACCTTCGCGGGTCAGCCGAAGTACATTGACTGGAACGATGCATCAGGCATGTACGAGAACGTCAAGCTGTTCGGTGATGACCTCATCATGCGCTATGAGCTCGGCATCAACACCCAGACCACCGCCGTCTCAGGCCAGGCTCTGATCGACAGCGTCATCGAACCTCTGCTCTCCACCAGTGGTGTCATCAACACCCTCGTCCACCTCTCAGCCACCGACCCGGTTACCCGTGGTGTCGTCAGCCCGCCCCGTCGGCGCTTCATCGAGGACAACCGTGGTGCTCTGTATCGTGCAGCTGACAACAGCTACGTCAAGATCAGCGGCACTGGATCCCCAGGAGATGGCTCGCTGAAGGAGAAGACCGCCATTCAGGGTGTCATCGACCGCCACTACTACGGCGAACCGCTGAAGTACGTGCTTGATGCCAGCAACACTGTGTTGGCCCAGATCCCAGACCCTGACATCTATGTCAAGGACGACAGCCGCATCTACGCCGCCAACGTGCCACGTACCATCGACGGCGTCAACCGCTTTCCACCTGGTGATATCGGCTCAGGCCTGCAGCCCCAATCGGACCAGGACTTCTTCGCCCTTCGTTACAACCGTTACACACGCCGCATCGGCACTGGCTCTATCACCATCAATTTAGCCAGCGATCAGCTGCCACCCGGCTACTGGATCGCAGGTGAGGTCTTCACCATCGAGGTGCAGGCCGACGGTGTTGGTCTGGCGGTACGCAGCAACCTACGTGGCACCCTCTCCTCAGGCGAGGTGGGTTTGGCCTATCTCTTCGAGCCAGTCGGTCAGTCAACTCCTGTCACCTTCTTCACCGTCACCGCCCAGACGGGTGGTACCGCCTTTGAACCAGGCGATGCCTTCATCCTCGATACCAGCGCGTCGGGCATAGTCTCTGAGCGTGTAGTGACAGGCGGTATCAACCTGAACGGTTGGTGGGAGATCATCGGTCTGCCCGACCTACCGTCCTACACCGCCGGTATGGTGGCTGACAGCATCTACACCAACTCAAACGATCTCGGCACCGCAGGCCAACCGCTGACCAACCTGAAGCAGCACAGCTGGGTCATCTTCATCCGCAAGATCAAGTCAGTCAACACTGTGATCGGCTATGAGGTGCACACCCGCGATCTGAAGCTGGCCATCGAGAGCCCGACCACAAAGTTCTGGTACAACTCGGTTGATCAGCTCATCGACAGCCAGACTAAGAAGCGTGTCTTTGACAACGTCAAGGTGCTCCGCTCCAACAAGAACAGCTCGGGTGCCATCCTTGGCACCAGCCAGACCTACGACGTGGTAGGCGCAGTACGTGATGCTGATGGTATCGTAGACCTGCACAAGCTCGAGATCGCACCGACCGACATGCTGAACGAGAGCAGCAGCGGCGACCTGATCCCTGACCGGCTCCTGCAGTTTGAGACGTTCGCAGCTGGCTCCTACGAGTACTTCCTCGTGGCTGCACCAACAGCCGCGCTTGTGCCTGGCACCTCAGCCTACATTGCTGCTGTCGATGCCTTCACTGTGGCTGAGACAAATCTCCACCAGTACGGCACGTTCGTGGCAGGCAGCACTCTCCAGTACGGTCGGCGTCAGCGCATGCCTGCTACTCCAGTCAGCACCACCTCTGAGACCGGTCTGGACTTTATGTGGCAGCACTTCTCACCCTTCACGAACATCATCGACCCGTCGGTCACCAACATCCACGACCTGTATGTCATGACGCGCGGCTACTACGACGGTGTGATCAGCTACGTTCGTGGTGTGACCGACACCGCACCTACTCCACCTACCCCGCTCGAGCTGCGCAACGCCTACGGCTCTCTGCTGAACAACAAGATGCTGTCCGACACCGTCGTGCTGCACTCCGGCCGTATCAAGCTGCTGTTCGGACCACTGGCCGAGCCACAGTTGCGTGCCAAGTTCAAGGTTGTCCGTCAACTCGGTGCCTCCCTGACCAACGAGCGGATCAAAGAAGAGATCCTGAACGTCATCAACACCTACTTCGACATCGACGGGTGGGACTTCGGCGACAGCTTCTACGCCACCGAGCTGATCACCCTCATCCACCAGCGGCTCCCGTCTGATGTGGCATCCGTGGTGCTCGTACCCGTCTACTCGACCAACTCCTTCGGTTCCATGTTCACGGTCGAGAGCGGTCACGACCAGATCCTGCAGTCGGCCTGTGAGCTGACCGATATCCAGGTGGTAGACGCCCTCACACCAACCGTCATTCGGCAGGTCAAATGAACCTACAGGAAATCTTTGGTGTAGACTGGATTGAGAACCTGAATGAGAGCCTCACCACCCGCTTCGATACCACCAAGTGGAAGATCGTGGACGGTGTTGACACTGGGATCGGCCAGCTCGGCGATGAGACCTTCAAGATCAGACTTCAGCCCCAGACCTACGTCTTCAAAGACCATGAGTACAACTTCGTCAACGTCTCCTTCTCAAAGCTGCAGGATGGCGTAGAGACTGAGGAACTACAGTTGAACTCCACGAATGCCAGTCCGATCATCGGCGCCATATCCAACGGGATCCAGGATCGCACAAACATCTACGATCTGGATGCTATCGTGTTCATCGCAGCGGACAATGTGCAGAAGCGAATGCGGCTCTACAATGCAGTAGCTCGTCGAAAGTGGGCTGGTCTCGGCACTATCATCGAGAATGTAGACATCGGCGGTCACCGCCTGCTTACCGCCCTCGTCTCCAAGGAGCTGGCCCCGCTCATTCATGATTTTACCGCCCATCTGGCAGGACTGACCAAATGAAGCTCTCTGAGATTAGCTCCGACACCGGATCCTTCGTAGTCGACATGATGATCCACTACCTGGAGCAGGGCAAGAAGCTCTACGCCGACATCGACGGCGACATGGGCACGATGCCGTTCTACGGGGAGATCGAGGAGGTACGACCAGGCCCTGGCGGTGTCTCGATCGTTCTGACGACCACCGACCGGAATGACATGAACGACGACTTCAACCCGGCCCAAGCCACCTTCGACCAGAAGTACACACTGAAGTCCATCAACGGCAAGATCACCCTCGTCGACCTGAAGTCATGAAGCTCTCCGAGATCAAGATCACTTCCTTCAATGACCTGGCTGACAGTCTGAAGCCAGTCTACATGCTTCATGACGGCTTCTTCCTGGAGAAAGCTGCAGTCACCACAGTCAGCATCACCTTCTTCGTGAAGCAGCTGATGCGTGATCCTGATCCACAGTTCGGCGATGAGATCGCCCGAGCCCAGATCTTCAGCGCAGGCAACACCGACAATCCTCCATTCTGGAACTACAAACCCAACTACGCCTCCAATAAGGACCGGACGATCACCGCCGGCCACCGGTCCGGTGGTCTGGACATGGACGACTTCAAGCAGTGGGTCATCGAATACCTGAAAACGGACGGTCTGCTATGAAGCTGTCTGAGCTCCACGAGCCCTCCCTGCTCCGCCACCTGGTTCAGCAGCTCCTGGCCAAGCATGAGCTCATCCTCTTCAACGTCGCCTCTAACTCCCGGGTCGCCATCTTTCAGCAGAACGGTGGCGAGTTCTCCGAGCGCAAGAAGAAGGTCCTGAACAACGGGGTCATCTATGACATCTCGGTCCACGACACCGGCCTGATCTACTTTACTGGTATGCACGGGGAATGGGTCCGGGTCATGGAGTACGAGGCTGACCGGCTCCTCACCCTGAACCAGACCGAACACGGTTGGGAGTTGACCAATGCTCCTGACTGAGATCACCGACACCGAACCGTTGGGGCTCCAGCTTCTTCGGAACCTCTTCACCAAGGGCGTCAGCATTCAACTGGACATCCTCGATGAACCTCGGCTATTGATCCGGCACTTCTTCAGCCGAGACGAAAACGCAGCCAATAGCTACATCAGCAACGTCTACATCGAGAGCATCGACCCAACCGATAGTGACGGCGCCGTACAGATCTGGGCAGACAACGGCATTCACATGACCCGGGACTACGTACTCACCACCGACCCAGACTTCGACAACATCCTGACCCTCGAGAAACACAACCACCAGTGGGTACTCACCAATGCTTCTCACTGAACTACACGACGACCCTCTCAAAGAACTGGAGCTCCAGATGATGCTCCGGTCCACCCCTTCGCACGTCTCCCAAGCACAAGCAGAAAAAACCCTCACCCTCTTTCGAAACGCAGTCAAAGTTATCGGCGGTGCACAGAAAGGGCCAATCTCCTTCTACCTCGACAAAAAAATCGGGACACTTAGGATACCTAACAGCTCCCTACCAGCTGGCTGGAGATCAGGCAGCTCCGCTATGACCAGACACCGCATCCTGAACTTCCTGAAGGACCATGGCTACAAGGTAGCTAACTGGCCATCTGATGCTCAGGAGAGGGTAGACTACTTCTCCAAGACCCCGCAGCAGCGTAACAACGGTCCACACATCTACTTCTGGTAGTTGGCAGCCCGCCAGGGCTGCCCCAGGGAAAAAATACCAGCACTCCCCCGCCCTGGTATCCTCCCAGCCACTCTACGCTGGATAGGGTCCCTCCCCCAGCCCTACCAGGCGTCGGTAGCCTCAAGCCGGGCAGAAACCACCCCCTTCTACTGTATACCCCTCGCCATTCTTGCCAGTATCTCCCAGGGTAGTAGACTTTTTACACACTTTTCCAGCAGTGCCCCGGAGGCCTCAGGTCGACCAAAGACCCCCGAGCCGGCCCAAGCGAACCCGACAACGAACCCATCCCCGAGAGCCCCAGCCGCCCTCAACCCATCCCCTTACTACAGCAGCCTGCTACAGGGCCTCCCCTATAGATGCCTCTGGGCCTACTGTCTCCCAGGGCGAAAGGGTAGTGGGCCTCTCCCGCGCAAAGTGTGTTTGGGGTAAAAGGGTCACCAAGGCGAAAGGGTGCTACATGCTCCCGGGAGGGTAGTTGCCCAGTGCGTAAATAGGGTACTCTCCCCAATGAAACATCCGCAATGGCTCAGAAGCAAGACGTATTCCTGCCCTACAATGATCTAACGAAGTACATTCCGAACCAGCTTCGGAACCCTGTCAACGTAGGTCTGTTGGACAACCTGTTCA